ACTGAATTAAAGTATCCAGAAGTATTCATTGTTGCTAGGCTATCCGTAGTGGTATAAGACCACATTTGGGGTGCAGAGCCACGTTTGCTCATGCCCCCAATTGGATTCCATCCTGTGCGTGAAAAACTCATAATTTACCTCCTATGATTCTCTGCAAGTTACTTTAATTAAACCAGCGGTATCGATTGCAACTGCTCCAGCACTGTACATAGCACTAACGAGAAAACTCGTCTTTTCCGCAATATAATTTACCTCCACTTTGGGTGCGACACTTACGCCACATCCAATCGCTGATCTGTGATAAAAAAAGGTATTCCGATCCGATGATCCGTCAATGGCAAGCCCGCCCTCAGTTCGGTCTCCGACAACATGAAATTCAAATCCCATCATAGACGAGATCGAGCCTTGAACCAAGGCTTGAATCGTTTGGAAATCCGAACTAATTGCCCTTTCATCGCCTAATAATCCAGCAAGACTATTGGCATGGATTACGGCATGGCGGTCAGTGGGCGGGACATTGGCAGCATCTAAACTTTTCTTAGCTGCTAATATCTTTGCGATATTCAAATCACTAGCCGAAGATCCTGAAGTATTAGTTGTATTTGGAATCGTCGCTCCTGGTGAAGCTGCTTCCATCACATCAATAATAATTTGATCTTCTCTTCTAGCAATCGCTTTACCCACTACTTGAGCAAGTTCTTGCCTTTCATCAAAGTTTACTTTGCTCTGATCGAAAATATCAGAATATTCCGCTGCAATGAAATCTTGCATGGTAGCTGTTACTGTGCTGAATTCTGTGTTCAATGGCACAACATCTGTTTGCGGGGTTCTAATTTGACTAACGCCCTTGCCAATTTTTGGAAACTTGACTGTCGATCCCTGAACATTTGTTCTCATCCTAACACTATTATTCAAGACAGATTCACCTTGATATGCTTGTTTTACCTCCGCTTCAAACAGGGTAATAAAAGCTGTTGATAATCCTGTACTCATAATTGTACTCCTGTTAAATAATTAAAATTTTTATTAATCGCTTCGGTTATTGGAATAAGATCCAGCCAAACATATAAGGTATTGCCTTACACAATCTCATTTCTGAGAAGCCAAACCAGCCAAAAAAGGTTATTGGTTAATTTATTTATAAACCATGTAAAATAATATTACAAGAAAAAAAGTACCTTCTAGCGTTTATCATAAATGCGGTGATACGTTTTTTTAAGAAACTTTTTAATAAATGCCTTAATCCATGATTTTAAATAGAACTTTGCAATCCGTATGGGGATGAGTAGGGGAGTCGTTAAGATATCAAATATTAACAAAAATATATCAACACTAAAGTCAATAATATTATCTGCATCTTTAAATTTTTGTTTGATTGTCTTTAGGATAGTTTGCCTAACCTTTCTAACTCAATCATATCTTTTTCAACTTTCTTTCTAAATACTTCATCCGTTGCATATTTAGGATCAGCAACCCTAGATAATACTTCATCTTTGTCTAAACCATCGACTTGCATATTCATAGTGGGTATTTCTTTTTCGCCTGTCATACCTCTAAAAATATTTAAAATTCTTATACCTTGAGCAGTACCCCCCATGATTTTAAATTCTTCAAAGTCATCTTTGTTTAGGATACCTTGACTCACTAGCTTTCTACCCCAGTTGACCATGCTTTGAATTTTTTCATTTGCATTTTCGCCAAGTTTTGCAAGTTCTTCTTTTTCATTTATTTCTGCCTGTTGAACATTTTCTCCTCTAATTTCTGCAATCTTACTGACTAATTCATCAAACGATTCTTGCGAAATGTTATTGGCTTTTGCCCAGCTTGACGCAAACTCAACTTCAGGATCTGCGTTATCAATACCTTTTTCTTCTAGTGCTTTTAAATCGTACGACTCTGGTGCTTTACTATTTTTTTTATGATAGGCTTTTTCTAATTCATTATAGCTTTTCATAAGCTTGTCTGGATCAGGTCCTTCTTTATCATCCCAGAATTTATCCTGCCAGTGATCAGGCTTTTCAAACTGCACATTATCTAAGTCCTCACCCTCGACCACTTGATCTCCAGGTTTGGTTTCCATGCCTTCATCTTCGCCTGTGCTTTCAGGTTCAATAGTTGCTTTAGACATCAACCCCTGTTCTGGTTGTTCGGTGGTTTCTTCTGTTTTTACTTCTTCTTGATTTTGAGTTTCATCCATTTCTTGCTCTCCTTAGTTTTAACATTATTTCTCTGATTATAGAATTTTGACCATCCCTAAAATAACCAAATGAGTGATCATATCCTGGTGTCCATGAAGGAACATCCAGATAAGTTTTTCTCAAATGAATTAAGAGTTTCTGACCTTGATCGGTGGAAAATACTTGTTGATATAATTTATCGAGTTCGGTGGGTTCGATCCTTGCATTAGGATCTGGCATTGCATCTAATCCCTCCCAACCAGGACTATTGATCGTTTGTTGCTGCTTGCTGTTGGGTTTCATTCATCATACCTTGTTGCATCTGTTGTTGAGCGAGAGCTTGAGCTTGTTCTGCCATAACTTGCTGCATCTGTTGTCGTTCTTCAAATGTTGTTCTTATAGCTGCGGGTACTGCCATTGCATCTGCAATAAAGTCCGCAACCTCTTCGATCTTAAAGGTCATTTGTCCTGTAGGACCTAGACTCGATGCAATTTGAATATACTGCATAATCTGATTGACCTTGGTCATATTACTTGCCATAGCAATCTCACCTACGGGTTGAATCTTAACTTGCAATCCATTGACCTTAAGGGGGAGCTGAATAATACCGAGTGCATCCATAACCTCTAAGGTTCTTTTCACCACAGGATACATGGTTTCATTAATTAATCTTCCGTATGCCGAGCCTAAATTCTGTGAGAGTTGTTTCATTCTTTCTGCTACTTCTAAAGCAGTTCGAGCCGACATATTGTCTGGCGGTAAAGATTCATCGAGTAAAATTTTCTTAATGTTCATACGAAGATCATTTGTTATAATCTGACTTAACTGTGGATCTCCTGATCTGGGTAAAGGTTGTAAGTCAGCTCCTCTTGGACCTCCGTTGGAGTTAACAGGAATGATTGCACCAGGTACGAGGTTTATACTATTGGGATTAATTACACCCGTATCCACCGCAGTATACACACCCGCAATAGTTAACGATGCATTTTTAAGTGTCAGCTCTAATACTCGATTCAAAGTTTTTATATCAGGTAGTGCGGTGAGAACAGGACCTCGACCATATCTTTCGTTTGCTGCTTTCATGTATCTGGCAATCACCCAAGGAAACGATTTTAAATCTCTATACACAAGTTCGTTTTGTCCTCCTCGATCAATAATCTGATAATGATATCTGCCTGTGTTTTTATCGTAGTATGTACCTTCAATCAACTCCACCATCTCACCTTCTCGGTTGGTGTATTTTTGTTTCATATCTTGTGGAATCTTAATATCAGGAAACTCTTGATCTAGTACACCATAAGGACGTTTCATTCTACGATAGACCTTATCGACAGTTCCGAATGGTCCTTCTTCAAAAGTAATTAAGAATGTTGGTACAGCAGTATAGCGAATAGGGGTGACTTCATCGCCAGGCTGGATCAACATAACCGCAGTGCCAATAGCAAGTTCAAGCAAAAATTCTCCCATAGCCTGATCAAAATTAGATTGTCGCATAATATCAAACATACGATCCGCATAGCTATCAAGGATTTGTTGGGTTTCTATTTTTCTTTCTTCTGGTATTTCTGATCCTGGTATTAATCGACACCATCTGGCAGCGGGTGGAAACAATCCTGATTGTAAACGATTGGCAAATTTTTGTGTAGAATCAATCGCAGTAGAATCAAACACTCTCGACATTTTATCTTGACCTGGAACATCGCCATCATAGTATCCATCATGTAGATTACGCATGGGCAGCGAATACCTGTAAGCATCTTCGTATATGGATCGCCAATTATCTTTATGACTATTGTTCTTATCGTATTTTGATTTGAGTTGTTGCGGACTAAGCTTTGGCATTTTTATATCTTTCTAATAAATTCTTTCCTTTACTCGCTAATCTTCTAGCTGCTTGAGCATTGGTTGGTGCAGATTCTCCCCACGCTCTTGCAGCTAGTGCAAAACGAGTCGGCTCTCCGTTTGGTTTTTTAAAGGGGGGAAGGTTTGACCGCCCGTAGAACCGACTTAAGAATGATCCTTTTCTTCGCATTTTTTCTGGTGTGTTTGCTGTTCCTTTAACACCTGGCTTTAAATTAGATCCTTCTTTTCTTTTAAAAAATTTTCTTCCCGCTTCTGTTAATCCTCCTTTTGGATTCTTATGTTTTTTTAGCATACTTCATACGAGATTCATTGACCGACATTTTCATTTTACCGCCTGTCATCTTAGCAAAATTTTTAGCTTCCATTAACCCTTTTGAATTATAAGGAAATGATTTTTTCATCATCTTGTTATTACTTTTGTACATGACTTCTGGCATTTTTGTCCTCTCTTTTTTTGGGGTTGCGAATATATTTTTTACTCATGCTCTTGGATTCCTCATTGGTCCAAGTGTGTTTTGTTGATCTTCTTCAGGCGTTCTATTTAGAAAAGAAGTCATCAAACCTTGCGCACCTCTTTTACGAGATCGCTTTCTGGCAGCTACTTCTCTTGATTGTCTAGCTTTTTCCTCATCCGCTAGTTTTTCTCTTCTAGCAATCGCATCTAATTCTGCTTGAGAAGGCCCAATATTAGCGGGTGCTTTTGGTGTTGAAAATAATCCGCCCATGTCTACTCCTTTTCTTTCATTCCAAATAATCGACTCATCATAAAATAATCTGATTTATCAGGACCAAAACTTTTTAATAATCCTTCTTCAAGAAAATAACATGACTTTGCCCACTTGTATGCTAGGTAATTATACCTATTAACATTAATCTGTAATCTATGGATATTGAGTTTCTTAGCAGCGTAGTTAAAAAATCGTAGACTTGCTTTATGAAATTTAAATTTATGTTGACCTATTTCTAAACTCGGAATCAACCATGCTTCGTACACGCCCTCCCAGATGGGTAACAAACCAAAGCAACAGACAATCTTTTTACCAACCATGCCTGAGAATGATAATCCATGTATAGGATAAGTTTTAAGTCGTTCTGCATAATCATGAAAGCTATCAAACAATTTTTTTTCTGCTTCTCTAAACTCCATGAATTTTAAATGTGTATAGTGAAATGGAACAACCTTAGATTCTTCTCCATCGATTCTCATTGCCTGATTCAATTCTATGGTTGTAAACATTAGGCTAACGGATCAAAGTCTATCTTAGCTACCATTGGTTGTAACTGTCTGGACTTTCCTCTGGTCATAATACGATATTCAGAACCGAGTAAACAATACTGAGCTGCATCATGTACATGACTATGCTCGTTTTTGCTTGGCACATCTTTAAATTTTTCATGCCCAGCACCAACAGCCACTCGTTTAAAATGATAACCACCTGCTAAAGATTTTCTCAAGCGTACACATTTTCGGTCTATTCTAAAGCCTGGTTTACCATCAATCAATCTGGTCATCGGCATGGCGAGTGCTTCTCGTCTGGTTTTAAAATTATTAGTGGCACAGGGTTTAGCAAGAATGCCATGTGTTTTTAAATGATCAAACGAAGTGTCTTCATTTAGGGTTGATCTTTGACTACCCGCTGGATCGCCAAATACGACAATATCATGTTTTGGAAAAAATCGATTAATATCTTCTTTGAGTAAAATAGCAAAGCGTTCTAATCCCATATC